AATAGAACAATTGAAAAAAGATTTGGTGCCTACGCAAACAGCCGAAAAGGTAACAGAACAACCACAGAGTTTCTTAGATCAAATGGTTGATGCATTTGGTATGGGCAGAAACATTTTTACTGTATTAAGAACTGTGGGTCCTTTGTTAGCTAATCCTGTTGTTTTAGGACTTCTTGCTGCTATAGCTATTGGAGGAGGTTTAGCATATTTACTTTCCGAGAAACAAGCTCGAAAAGACGCCATAGACAAAGACCCATATGCAAAAGAATTTGATGATGATGCTTATGCTCTAACTGTAAGAAGTAAACGTGAAGGTGGTAATTTAAGTGAAACTGGAGCTGTTGCACAGTTACAACAAAAAGCACTTAAACAATTTCCAAGAAGAACTGTTGAGGATTTTATTAAATCTGATTTAACAGATAAGGAATTGATACGAGAATTGGGTAACGATAGAGAAGGCCTGAAAAACTGGTTGGCTGAAAATCCTGAAAAAGCAATGTATCAGGTACCAATGGCTGGTATGCAAACTCAACAATCCAAAACACCGCCAGCACCTGCATCTTCACCTGCCGGAGAAACCGGTGGTGCACCAACAGCAACTCCTGCACCACCTGAGAGTGGTGGTGGAACTATGCCTTTGTCTGCACCCTCCGCATCTATGGCGACACCGGAGGCTGTTCCAAACATGGGTCAACAATTGGCTTCTGTTATGGGTCAGAATACCGATATGAAATTGGCTGATTTTGCCGGACCACTAGAATCTGTGGTTAACAATCTAAACTCACTCAATAAATCCACAACAACAGGCAAATCATCATTACCCGCTGTTCGTAATCTGGAAGATACTTTCCAAAGAATGATTATGAATTCAACACGGGTAGTATAAACAAAAAACCCCGCACTAGGCGGGGTCTAAACTTTTATTAAAAGAGTTTAATCTTCTTCGGCCAACTTGCTAAAGTATGCCATATCATCATCATCGGTGCCAGCAAGGTCAACTGGTTCCTTTTTAGGTGCAGCCTTTGCTTGTTCCACTGTAGTGCGAGCTCTTGGACCACCATCTTCATCAATACTGGTTGTGATACCAAGTACCTTGTCAAGGCGGGTCTTCAAAGTGTCGTATGACTTGAATTCTTTATCAGCAACCAACTCCATCAAAGAGTATTGAGACTTCCAAATCTTTTCAAGTGCATCGTCATCATTCAACAATGGTGATGAAGATTCGAATTCAGACTTATCATAGTTTTGATAGCCCTCAACTTTACGAATCTTCAATTTGAAGTTAGCACCAGTCCACATATCAAATGGATTGATTGCTGTTTCATCTTCAAACGCAGGGTTCATTGCCTCAGTAATCTTATCAAAGATTTTCTTACCGAACTTGAACAATTTAACTTGCCCTTCGTTCTCNGGATGCTTTGGATCACTTACGATGTACACGTTAGCAATNTANTTGAGTTTACGCTTTTGTTTGCGTACAATCTCTTTGTTGGCTTCTACNCCAGAATTCCACAAACGATTGTTGTGTTCACACACGGGACATTGCTGATTCTTGGTTGTCAAGCAGTTGTCAATAAGCCAACCACCAGGACCTTGAAAGCCATGTGAGAAGATTTTGACCCATGGAAGGCCATCATCACCGTCTTGTGGAGATGCAGGAAGAAAACGGATAGTTGCCATGCCGTTACCTGCTTTGTCAACCTCTGGTCGCCAGAAGTTTTCTTTGTCAGATGCACCTTCGGTTGATGCATTGAGTTGTTCAATCGCTTTGGTTAGTTTGTCCAAATTACCAGACGATTTTTTAAGTTTAGAGAAATCTACCATAATTTACCTTTCGTATTAACGGAGTATAGTTGTATAAACGGATTATCCACATGATGCATTATATAACATTATTTAGGCGTTGTCAAAGCATAACCTTCAACATTGCCAAGGTGTTAGGCACATCCCTATGCCAGATTGCATGACCACCTGCTATACGCCAATCAGTAATGACAGTTTCCGTGTCATCAATGATGAGAGTGTCCTCTCTGGCATATTCTTTCTTTAGTTGTTTACCCGGTACAAAATTACGTTTGAATGTAATTCCGTGGGAGTTCAACCAAATCTCTTTTTGTTTTGAAATGTTTTCGTGTGAATCTGGACGAGCAGTAGATGATAGTATCTCTGTTGGCACTGGTGAATTGCGTAGAAACTCCAGCAATTCACCAGCGTGTGGCATCATTTCAAGTGTTGCAAAGTTTTGGCCTTGAATAAACTGATTGAACAGATTACCAAATTCTTTTTTGTTCCGAGTTTGGTCTGGATTCACATTGAATAGTTTTTTGTAACGGCCAACAAAGTCGCATATTACACCATCCATGTCTAGGTAGATGCAAGAAATTTTTAGTTTGCTCATATTATTTCCAATGAAAAGGACATTTAGCCTGTTTTTTCTCGACTGTTGATTTTTTGGCTCTCATCATTTTGGTTAGACCATTATGAAAGAAATATTTAAATGGTTTGACTTTAACTTTTTTAACATCATCAACCACCTCATACCTCAACTCAACATCTTCATCGGTTAATGGTATAAATTTTGCAAGTGGACTGCCAGCCTTAATCAATATCTCTTTGTTATTTTGGTGTCTATTAACCATCAAAAAAATATTCGTGGTGGTTTGATTGTAGAAATCTGTGATACCTGGTGTTATTGAATAGTATTCGGAATTTACAGCAAAAACATTTTGCGTCATAAGAAATTTAATATCTCTATTGCAGGTAAATTCCCATGGAGATTCCAATTTAAAAATATGATATGGATCTAATGCTCCCGCAGATTGTTCACCTTCATGGTAACTAATTCGATTATCAGCCGAACCAATAGCATGAGCATTTGAATTGTCCATTACAATAGAATACTCTCCCCAAACCGGAAGAATGAAACCGTAGTTATTAAAATTATTAATACCATAACAAGATCGAATCGTTGATTGCTTTTCTGGAGCATTCTCAACAAATCGACTATTTCTTCTGTCTAATTTTTGATATTTGGATTCCAATGTTTTGTAATATGGGGGATAGTTTTTATTGGCTTCCACAACCGGAAACATCTCCAACAATGTTGGATCATCCGTATATGCTGTCAATACTATCTTTTCTTTCTTAAACAGAAACATGTTCTTTCAAACTTTCTTTCAAAATCAATTTCAATTTGTCTTTATCAAATTCAATGAACGGTGTGTACTTTTCAATTCTTCTTTTCCATGATGGCCAAACAACATCATCTGTTATTTTTTTAGACCACATAGGCAAGAAATTCATAATGTTGTTAAGTATACACACCGTTTCAAAATTTATGGTACTGTAAGTCAACTCTTTTAAGAGTAACGGATACTGACCATCTTCTACCACCAACATTTCATTTGGTGATTGTGTTGCGTTGAGAAGACCTATTATATCTTGTTCGAATCTATAAGTCAAGCTCTGATTTCTTTTTTGCCATTGTTTATATGTTTCTTCACCTTCCAGATTGGCAATCTCACCAATCCAGTTGGATTCGGTAACGAGGAAGTTAGCCACATAAAAGTTCTTTAAGTCTTCCAGTTTGTATTTACGGGATAACTTATAGAATGTATACTTATCTTTCCTGATGGCAAAGTTATCTCTGGTAACGTTGGTCTTACCGTGATACTTAAAATAATCGTAGCTATCAGTAATAAAATGAAGTTTGATGGCATTATATAAAGCAAAGGCGGAAAATCCAGAACCTTCTTCAAGCGAAAAAATCATATCGGCAATTTAGAACTTTTCTTCAATAGGTTTAACTCTTGTGCTTCTTCACGAATTTTCGCCTTCAAGGCATTGGAGACCAATAGTGATGCAACATCAACCTCCATGCCAGTTTGTTCACAATGGTGAATGATTGCGTCCATGTGTGTACCACCTAAGGTGTATGACAATCTGGAAATCATTTCACTAAAATCATTAATTTCTGTTTTCGTAGGCACAATTATCCTCTAGTATAAAAAATGTGGTTGCCAATCTTCTTCACAACTCTGATATTGGTCCAACCGGGGTTAACATAGACTGCATGGTAGAACATTGCCTTGGTCTTGGCAAGCTCTCTGTGTAATACTGATTCTGTTAATGCCCTTTTAGCAATGTACAAGCATTCTTCCCATGCATATGAATCCTTAATTGGATTAACATTCTCGCAAGTCCATGTGAATTGGCAGGTTGAACCAGTTTTCTGGTAAACAACACCGCAAAAGTCAGCTGGGTATCTCTTGCTGTTTGCACGATTAATGGTGACCTGAGCAACGGCCAGTTTTCCTTCGTGTGATTCTCTCGCTGCTTCATAGTAAATGTTTTTAGCCATACAAATAATTTGCTTGTTAATGTCTGATCCAACTTGTTCCTTGAGTGTTGGTTCATACTGTTTGGCTGATATCGGTATACATAACGAGGTAAATACAATCAATAAAGTTTTTGACAACTTCATTTGTTCTCCTTGTGTGTGTTTGGGGTTAGACCCCAACCCTCAAGACGATTTCTTGGTAACTTTTGGAAGTTCCATAGGAATGTTAGACACGAAACCATTCAAGGTTTGAGCCTTGCTGATAATTTCTGTTTCTGAGGGAGTTTGTGGTAAAGCCGGATGTAAAGGTGGTGTTTCACCTTTGGCTTTTGCGCTTTCACATTGTACGTGCCATTCAGATTGAATGCGGTCACGTTGAGCATTATATTCATCATACAACATATCTCTT